GGCGAGCCGTGACGGTAGCGTTACCAACGGTGGCGACAATCTCGTTTTTCGTCGCTTCCAGCTGCACGCTGGCATCGCCACAACCAGCCGCGAGCCGTGCGATGATCGCCATTGCACGAGCCGGGACGAGCGTCTGCGAGTCATCGACCGCCAGGTCGTGCTCACACGTCACGCACGAGAGCCGGCGACCGTCTGTGGCGACGAACGTCACGTTCTCGCCCTTCACTTCCACGAGCACGGCACCGAGTGCGTAGCGGCTCGACTCGTCATCCACGGCGAAGACCACGCCTTTCACCGCACGGCAAAACTGATCGACCGGGAGCCGTGTCAACGGCTTCGCATCGACGACGTCCCAAGCCGGATACTCGCTGGCGTCTTCCGTCGGCAGCGTCCACTCACCCCTGCCCGCCTTGAGCACGCAGGACGTGTCGTCGGGCGTGATCGTGATTTCGTCGCCAGAAAAACTTCCGAGGATGGCGGAAAAACGATCCTTCGGCAGGAGAAAATTGACGCCCGGGGGCGTGTTTTCGAGCGTCACGTCGATCCTGATGTCGCCGTCACCGCCCGTGAGCACCGACCCTGACAACAGCACGCTGTGGTAGATCGGTCTAGGAGACCTGTTGGTCACCGCCTGGCCGACGGCGTTGAGCGCCGCCTTGAGTTCCGGTGCTGACAGGCTGATGCCACCAGCCTTCGTCTTTCGTCGTTCCTTCGTTGCTGTCATGTCTCGTGTCCTTTCTGAGACTAATCCCAACCAAAACGCCCACCGTGAACGTCACGGCGTGCAAAATCGAACCAATGCCGACGAGGGTGAAGAGGTCGGTGCTCACAGCCGTGCCTCCGTTTCCTCAAGAATCTTCGCCTGACGCACCGCACGAGCCATGAGCATGCGGATCGTGTCTGCTGCCCACTCAAATCGCAGACGGTGGTCGTCGCTGACGTCCTCGCCCCATGCCGCTTGGGCACAGAGATCCGCCACAAGAGTCGGAGGCGGCATCCGGTACGGGTTGTCGCTCATGCTTCACCGCCGATCAGCGCCATGCCAAGCGGCGTGAGTTGCAGCGTGCGAGCCTGCCCAGGCTCGCGTGTAACAACGCCTTTGCGTTGCATCGCCGCCAAGTGCGTCGACATGGCAGCACCAGGGCTTCGCCATCCGTAGTGGCAACCGACCTGCCTATAGGTGGGCGGGTAGCCGTGTGTGTCGATGAAACCGGCAATCCATTGCAGGATGTCCAGTTGCCTTGCCGTCAATGTTGGGGCGTCAATCGTCGTTGTCATCTGTCGGAATCCTTTCCGTTACGTTGTCGCACTCTTGGCAAGCGCACGCCGTGTACGCTCGAAAGCATCTGCCGCCTCACCCGTGAAGCCGCGCGGCGGGAGTTTTTCTTGCTGCATGTCGCCGGAACGCTGCTTCTTCGCCGGCTTCGGCTCGTCGTACTGACCGCCGAGCACCTTGGACACGAAGCCACTGACGCACAGCTGGATCAGCGTCGGCTTCCCGTTGTCGAAATACCGGCACCTGTGAAGCCGCTGGATCGCCTGCAAGGCGTCTTCGAGCCATCCAGGCTCACCGAGACGCTCGTCTGCCTTGTCTGGCATCCCAGACGCATTCCAAGGCTGTACGTGCCCAGCGGCAGCGGCAGCGGCCCACGCCGCCTTGAGTGCCTTCCTGCCTTCCGGCAGCGAAGCGCCTCGCGGAGGAGGAGGAGGATTATCTCCTCTAGTCTTGTCTAGTCTGGTCCGGGTAGTTGCCGGACAGGGTGTTTCGGGTGTGTCCGGGTCGGACCCGGACATTCTCGAAAGTGCCTTTCTAGCGGCATCTAACGCTCTTTCCTTGGCAGTTTCCGAGTTATGCCGCTCCCAGTTGGGGATGACAATCCCGTCCTGGTCGTCGCACAGCCACCCGACGCTGACAAGCGCCGCAGCGAACCCGGAATGCCCCACGATCTCGTCCACCAGTTCGCCAGACTCGCCGGCGACGGCTCCGTTGTGGCTGTGGCGGTCAAACCACGACCACAGCCTGAACAGCTTCCCGTAGACGTCGTCACGGGTGACGCCGCACGCCTTCGATAGCCGCCGGATTTCCGGTGCGTCGATTAGGTCGTGGCGGAATTTGATCCAACTACCGGCCATGTGAACGCTCCATCTTCCATTCCGTTGAAGACAATGCCGATGAAGCCCAGGCGTTGATGCCAAACTCCAGCTCTGCCAGCTCTCGCAGAACCCTGCTTGCCTCACCTAATGATGGCCCAACAGTGGGCAGCGACAGATACACTCCGCAGAATGTTCTGTACGCACCGTGAACAGCGTCAATTTCACGCGGGTAGATGCGGTGCGACGCACCGAAATAGCGAAGCATGATTGATCCGTTGCGAGTAAGACGTTCAACAACGGAACACCAAATCTCTGGCGACAAGCCGGGCCTGTATCCGTAACATCCAGTGCGGTTTTCCGACGTGTCGCTAGGATCACACCACATCACCCAGCAGACACGCTGGCCGACATAGCAATCCTTTGCTCGCAGTTCACCGGCCATCAGTAGCTTCCTCCATGAATGTGCGGCGGTCGGCTTCCGATGCCTTCGCCCATAGCTTGCGGAGTTGATCGAGCACGCTGGGAACCTTGACGATGCCAGCCTCAATAGCAGCAGCGTGCGTTGACTTCTCGCCAGCCTCGACCTGCGCCCAGAGGTCAGGGTGGTCGGCCTTCAGGCGGCGACGGCGGTAGATGGTGGCGGTGGAGAGTCCTGTGACTGCTGACTCGTCGGCAGCAGTGTTATCATTTGCTGGTAAACTATCGCCGCGTGATAACGCACTGTGTACGTTTGATCGAGCCAGTCCAACTTCACGACCGATAGCCGCAAGTTTTGGAGACTTGTCGTCATGCTGCCACTCTGGCTGCTTCGCCATCTCGCGAGCGAGCGCAGCCTTAGCCGTCACCTTTCCGGTGTGCCCAGCTGCGATCAGTGACGCATAGCCAGACCGCAGCTGCTCCACAAAAGCAGAGGTGACACGGCATCGGTTCTCGACGAGCCGCTCCATGTCAGGCTCGCGCAGGTACTTCCATGCCTCGTGCGTCCGCAGATCGTCGAGGTACTCAAAAGCCTTGCGCAGATCAGTCTCAAACAAAGAGCGGAGCCTCCATATCTTTTTTTCCACGACGCGAGCACGACCGTCCTCTGGCACTTGATCCAGCGGCATTGACTCGTCCGCGTCGGTAGTGACTTTTAGTCGAGCCAAGGCAGCACCCCCTTGCCCTCAACGCGGTCGCGGATCGCACAGCCCCAGGCGTGAAGAATGCGGCCTGCTCGGTCAAAGTCCTCGTCAAGCCAGGCGTCTCGCCCTCTTCCGATTGCTAGCTTGAGCTTGCCGTTGATCTTCTTCGCAAGCTTTCCAATCAGCTTTCCGCTGATTTCTTCACCTGTCGCCCTTGAGGAAATCTTCGCGCCGTGGCTGGCAAGCCTTCTGACCTCGGAATCAAACTTTTGCGCCCGCTGCTCAAGCTGTGCTTGGGCGTCCATTTCTGCGGCGTGGCTGTTAGCAACCACCAAGTATGCACGCTTAGCAGCATCAAGATGATCTGGGTTGTTTTCAATATCCCAGTGTGAGCATGACTCAACCACGCATCCGTTCATGTTGGCTACGAACTTCATAAAGTGCCCCTGCATGTCGTCTGTAACCTCAGTTAGCTCAGCGTTGCGGCGAACAACAATCGACAAGAAATCTTCTGGAGGAGGATTGAACTCTCGATCTCGTGGCGGCTGTTCGTCATCCGGCTCGCTGCCTGCCTTTGAGTAGTCTCCGTCGATCCAGTCCATAAGGCTGACGCCAGCCAAACCAACGTCTTGCTCAAGACCGGCAAGCTTCGCGTCAGACGGGACGTTGACGTTGCAATACTGCTGCTCAGCATCCAATCCAGGCACAACTCTGCTGCCGCGAAAAATGAACTGCTTCAGTTGGTTTGACGCCCCGTCGATATTCGCAAGCGCTAGGTCAACGATCTCGCAAACCATTACTGAGTCGCTGCCTTCTCCGACCTTCTGAACCTGTACAAGAACATCCAACTGCGGGTCTTTTCCTGCGGGCGGCACGAACTGCTCTATGACGGCGGCGTTGACGTGGTCAGGCTGGCCGTTGGGGCCGCTGCCAACCCAGTTGGATCGCAGGCCAGGCGCAACATCATTAACCACCTTGCAGATGTACTTGGCGTGCCTGCAAGACATTGCTCGAATCAGCATTTGCAATGGCTTTCCGGAATCTGCTCGCCGATCTTGCAGCCGCAGCAACGGCTCAAGGATCATTGGATGGATGTACTTTGTGCTGTATCGCAGCCCAACTCGTTCCTCAAACTCGCTGAGTGACTCGTTGTCAAACTGCTGCCGAAGCTCGTCTGTGGTGTATTCAACTTCGTCGCCGTCGCCGGTAGTCGCCTTTACCGTGTAGTGATACCGACGCAGCCACAGCTTTTTGACTGCTCCTTGGTCAACAGCCTCTCGGTAAGTCACCACCAAGTCAGGCTCGCCAAAGATCGTTTCCGTGCCGTCCCTAGTGGGAGTCGCAGACATAGCAAGGCTAAATTGCACGTTGTCGCACACGCGCTGCAGCGACTTCCCCCAGTCTTTCTCTTGGGCGTAGTGGTGGTACTCATCGGCGGCAAGCATCCATTGATTGCCATCGCCAAGTAAATCAAGAAGCGAGTCCGTAGCCTTTCTATTTGTTGCACTCACCATCTGGATTGTCACAACAAACACCTCGCATCGATTCAGCATTGAAGTGCGCACCGCCTTGGCTGTCTTGTCAAAGTCCCATACGCATTCACCTCTGATAGCAAGGCCGATTCGCCGGCACGTCGCCGGAAAGTCACGGCGAAACTGCACTCGCTGCTGATCGTTAGCGACGACAACAAGCATTCGATTTACCCTGCCAAACTGACGAAGAATCATGTAAGCAAGAGCAATGCCGATAGTCTTCCCGTACCCACCAGGCCATCGCACGCAGAGTCGCAAGGCTGACTCAACGTGATCAAGCAACCACTCAATCAGCCGCGACTGGCCCGGGCGAGGCTTGAATCCGTTCGTGTTTTCTCCGCGTGACACCTCACGCAAAGAAGCTGCAAATTGCTCAAACATGTGTTGCCTCCTATGGCGAAAAGTACAATGTGATCCGCAGGGTCGCTGGCCGACAGTTGCTTGCTGCACGACGCACACAAGCCACCTTGCTTTGAAAACAGGTACGCCTTCTGTTCTTCGCTGGCGTACCTCACGCACACCTCCACTCGCGCTCGCCCCGTCCACTCGCACTCGCCACCAGGCGTCCCGTCTCAACGATCCTCCCAGCCTTGGCAAGCTCGGCGATCCGCTTCCCGATCTGGTGCGGCAGCAGCCCACATCGAGCCGCAATGCCTGACGCACCAGCCGGGCCGTGCGACAGCGCCTCAAGGATCGCCGCGTGGTGGTCGCCGGCGAACGCCTTGACGCTTGCGGCTGCGGCCTTGCTCGTCACCGGATCGGTGCGACGAAACAGCGGCAGCGTGCTGATGTCGTCGGTGTAGTAGTCGCTCATCCTTGATCGCTCCTCTCGTCCTTGTGTATTTGCCCGGATACGCCGGGCGCGGCTGCGTCACTTGTGGAGTCAAGCCGCAGCTGCGGCAGTTACTCGCCACCCATCCGCTTGGCGGCCAACGGTGCTGGGCATAAAAAAGCACCTACGGCAATGGCGTGCCGGTCAATCTCCCGTGTAGTTCGTGAACGGTGGACGTCTTGCAAACTCCTGATCGCAGGTTCGCTGGTGCTGATCGAGCAGGTTCGTCACCCATCGCACGAAATCAGCGCCCGTGGATTGCTTGTCCACCTCACCCGGCGGCTCGACCGCTGCGGCGATCCGCTCGGCGTTGTGCTCCAGCCATTTCCGCGCGTAGCGAACGTGCCCAGGGTGTGCGAGCGTCATGCCTGCACCGTCTCTTTCTGCGCCGCCTGTGCACGCAGGCTGTCCGCCTGGGCGAGCAGCCGGTGCCCGAGAGCCTCGATCCGCTGCGCCGCTTCGAGCACGGCGTCGCTGAACTCAGAGTGCCAGCCCTTGGCAGGCACAAAGACGCCGCCGGACAGCCGTACCATCGGGTCGCCGCCGATCGTGTGCGGCTCGCCATGCTGGATGAAGTAGCTGAGACCTTCCTTCGTGAAGTGATGGTCGCCGACGCTCGACTTGTAGAGTTGCGTCATGCCGCACCTCCGATCAGCAACGCCACGAGCCAGGCGAACGGGATGTCGTCGGCACCAGCCGCAGCCTTGAAGGCGGCGTGCGCCTTCTGCGGGAGCGTCTGGCGTTTGGGTGCCGCAGGCTTGAGCGGCACATACGCCTTCACGTCTGCCTTCACGGTGCCGTCACGCTTCGTGAAGTGCGTGAAGTCGGCGGTGAGTTCGCGCCCTTCGATCTCGCTGGGAACAATCCGCAGCGTGCCGTCTTCCGCCTCGATGCCGAGAGCAGCGGCAAGCTGCCTCGCCAGCCACGGCAGGTCGTGCGGCAGGTCGTGGAAGACCAGCTGGTGTTTGCCAACAGACAGCCGCAGGCTCAGGCAAGCGCCCGTCGGATTAGCGTTGGTCTTCTTCCAATCCACGCAACGCTCTTCCGCCTTCTTGATCGTCGCCTTGTGCGTGCCAACCGGCACGATCTCTCGCTCTTCGGGCCGCATAGCGTGTACGTCCTGCGGCAGTTCGTCATCTGTCATTGTCCAGTCCATGAGTCAGATTCCTTTCTGTGGGTGTGGTGCTACTGGTGGGCTTCCGCTGCGACTTCCTCGGCGTCAAAGTGCTCGACGCCGTTGTCTTCCGGCTCGACGTGCGTCAACGCCGGCGGCTTGGTGAATCGCCGGTGCTGGGTCGGCTCCTGGCGGTGCGTGACCGTGACGTTGACCTGCGGCTTGGCGTAGTCCTGAGCCTCTTCCGCCGTCACCAAGCCACGCAGGATGTCTGGGAACGCATCCCGCAGAGCGAAGCCACGAGCACGCAGCTGGAGCATCCGTTTCGGATACTGCGTCCACGGTCCCGCCTTGCCCCACAGTCCGGCACGCTTGGCGTCCTCTACGCTGAACTCAGCACGCACGGCGTGAGCGTGTCCCCGACGCTTGCAGACGCAGACAGCCTTGGGATTGGGCGTGCCTTCGCCCTCAATCGTTTCCTCGATGCCCTCGCAGACCGGCGACGCCAGGCAGAGAGCCTTGGCGGAATCGCCCCAGATGCTCGGTCGTCCGTTGATGTTGGCGATGCACTGCAACGCCTGCATGGGTGCAAGCCCGAGTTCAGCACCGAATGCGATCGCACCGGCACACTTTTCCGGCTGTCCCGAGTAGTCCTTCGGCACCAGGCCGCTCGCCGCAGCGATCCGGCCCAGCGTCATCAAGTCACCTACCGACTGCACACGCAGCCCGGTGTTGGTCGTGTCGTCCATGTCCGTGTCCTTTCGTGTCTTTGTTTCCGTCCTGAAAAAGCCGCTTTCGCTTCCTGCTAGGCGGCACTGATCCCGTCCTTGGGCGGCGACGATTCCACCGTCGCTCCTGTGTTCGTCTAGAAGGGCAGCACGTTGCCGATGGGCCACGGCCGAGGGTCAACCTCGACGATGTCGCTCGCCGTCTCGACCAACAGCATCCCGGCGTGGTGGCTGCACACTCGCCCGTCATCGTGCGAGTTGAGCGACCAGCCCTTCAGGCGAAACGTGATGTGATCGCCGATGGCGAACGTGTCAGCGGCACGGGTGCCGTAGGTCTCGGCCATTCCGGCGACGGCTCCGAGGTATTCCGAGTTGTGTGCGTCCATGTGGGTCATCTCCTTTGTGTGTGGGGCAAAGATATACAGGCGTCCAGTGGTGTCAAACGTCGAGCGAACAAAATGCGGGGACTTGAAACGGCGTCCAGTAGTTGGACAAACCGTGCCGAGGTGTGGTGTTGGGTAGCGTCGGATAGGCTAGTGGGTAGCGTCAGTTCGTCAAGCGAAGATTCTGGCAAGCGAGGAAACCAGCAGGTCGATGCCGTGCGCCACCGCCTGGGCGATCTCGGAATCAGTGCCCAACTCCTGCCCAAAGCGGATCAGGACGAGCGATTGGATCAGCGAGTTCCAGCGGCGTTTCATGGCGTGCCATCCTTGGCGGAAGAATCCTGTGTTTGAAGTGCCACCCGTTTCGCAGCTGTCGGCAGGCCGGGTGGCCCCACCTTGTGTGGTGTTCAGGACTGCGAGATTTCCTGCATCCATTTCTTGGCCCTGGCGATCACGCGGGATGCCTGCATTCCACGCATCCGGTCGTCACGGTCGCTGCTGTAAGAGCATGTGTACAACTCTGCGCAACTGACGAGTTCTGCTGCGAGGTCTGGCCGGTTGGCTGGGATCAGCACGAAATCACGTTCCGTGATGAGGTCAACGAGTTCGACGGACGACTTCACGCCGCTTTCGGCAGGCGGCTGGTGGGCGTACATGATCCAGTTCGCTGACACTCGCAGCGGCTTTGCGGCAGATGCTTTTTGCGGCTTGCGGTCGTTTGCGTAGCACTGACGGCTGCAAAATTGTGCGGCAGGCTTTTTGCCGACTAGGTAGGCGCGGAAGTCTTTGCCGCAAAACCTGCACCGTCGCTTTTCTGACTGAACTGGCATTGGCGTGTTCCTTGTGTCTCGTGGTCGTGGTTGCCCGCCGGCCCAGTTGCCGGCGGGCGTGGTCATGAGTCAGAAACGAGCTGAAGCGATGTCAACCAGATTGCCACGGGGGTCGGTCATCACCGGCGAGCAATTGTTGAATTGCAGATCTTTTGCAAGAGCCAGCACGTCATACCGACCGCCGTTGAAATACAACCGCTCGCTACGGCTGTTGCTGAACTCGACGCGATAGGCTGACCCTTCAGCAATAACCTCGCGGCGAACGCGAGCGACGGCGTGAGCCTTAGCGGGGTTGGTCAGGTTCTTGGCATGGTCGTAAAACTTTGCGTTCATCGTTTCGTCTCCCGTTGGCGTTGCGTCAGGTCTCATGTGCCTGACGTGTGTACTGTAGGGTATCGTCAGTTAGGCGTCAACAGGTTAAGAAAAGATTTTTTTCTGTGCGGTTTTCCGCAGGAAAACGCTACTTCCGCCGGGCGGATGGCTTCTTGGCTTTCTTGCGGCTGGACACTGGCCGCTTTGCCAAGTGCTTCTTGCCGCTTGACCGGGTGCTCAAGCCGTCTCGAACCTCGCGGGCGGCGGTTGCCGGGATAAGCCAGACACGCTGGCCGATGCGGCGAGCGCCCTTGATTTTACCCTCTCCAAGCAGCGTCCTGACCCATCCCTCAGAGCATCCCATTACCTCGACGGCTTCTGCCACCGTGAGGTATTCGCCGCCGTCGATCTTTTGTGTCATGCAGACCATACCCCCAATACTACCAGCCATCGTTACTTGGTCAAACTGCCGCAGGATTTCAAGTCCTCACCGATTCCCGTCCCGTTCGTTGCCGCCACCCGCCCGGTAGCTCTAGGATGCACTACCGGGCGGATGTTTAACGGAGAGGGCGGGATTACCCACCTTGTACACCTGTACACTGCTGTATACCATGTCTGCCACAACAGGAGGACAGCCAAAATGACACTTCGAGACGTGCTGAGTCGCTACGCAATTCTTCAAAACCTGACTGACCGCACCGTGGTGCTGTACGGCCACACGCTTGACCGCTTTGCCGAGTGCATCGGACACGAGCCGACCATCGACGACATCGACGATCTGATCGTCGCCGGATTCCTTCGCTGGCGTGCAGCCACGCCACGGAAGCGTGGCAAGCCCTCTGCCGCCTCGGTAGCCAAGGACAAGTCCCAACTGACCGCCCTGGCAAACTGGGCGGCTAAGAAGCGACTGAAGCGTTCAGACGGGAAAGACGTGGAGTTCCTGTCTCTGCCACGGATGCGAAAGATCAGGCACGCCCCGCAGGCGTATACCGTAGACGAGGTGGCACGGATGATCCGGCTGGCGAAGCAACGTATCGGCTGGATTGACGGCAAGCCTGCCGCCTGGTGGTGGAGCACGATCATTTACGCGGCATGGTGCAGCGGTGAGCGTATTGGTCCCCTGCTTGAGATCCGCTGGCAGGACGTTGACCTAGATGGGCAGACGCTTCTGTTCAGGGCAGAGACCCGTAAGGGCAGGTGCACCGACATCCAGCGGGCCATCACGCCTGACCTAGCTGCCATGATGCGAACTCAGGCAGGCCCGCCCGAGGCTCTGGTATGGCGTTGGGATCGTGCGTACCACTCGCTCTGGCCTAGCCTGCGGCTGCTGTGCCGGAGGGCGGGCGTGCGTGGCACGGGCTTTCACCGGCTGCGGAAGTCCTCGGCGTCGTACGTCGCCCTCGGAGGCGGTGACGCTACCGAGCACCTCGGACACGCCTCGCCAGAGATGACCCGGCAGCATTACCTAGACCCAAGGATCACGCAGGCAAAGAGGGCGCTGGACTACCTGCCGAAGCTGGATCTGGATGCCAAGAAGGACGATTCAAAGCCGCCGGCGGCTACTTGACCAACTCTGTCGATGTGACAAAACCTCGGCTCTTATCCAAAGCGACCGAGGTTTCGTCACACTTGACGCCCCCTTCACACTACCCGCATGCCACACGTCATCATCCGTTTCCGCTTGCCCGACGAACAGGTTGAACTCAACGCTGCCATGCAGGGCCGCGAGGCGAAGGGGGCGATCTGGAGTGTCGATCAATACTGCCGCAACATCCTGAAGCACGGCGAACCGTCAGGCGAGGTGCGGAAGCACCTTGAGTGGATACGCGACATGCTCAGAGAAAGGCCGGGGCTGCTTGATGACTGACATCGTTCAACGACTTCGGACGTGGTGCCACGCCGTAGATGCGGAGTCTGCACAAGACCTGATGGACGAAGCCGCGAACCAGATCGAGCGACTGCGGCAATCTGACAGGCCACAGCCTATCAAGCCCGCCGAGGCTACACGCGCCACGCACGATGCACAGACCGAGGGTAGCTTGCAGAACGGGTGTACGCTCACCGACGAGGAGCGGGAGGCGATCTATCGCGCCGAGGCGCGGCTGCGGACGGCTTATGTGCCGGATGATGCGACAGCCGCCACGCTCCGCAAGCTGCTGGAGCGGATGCCGTGAATCGTGGCGTTTGCCAGCGGTGCGCCGGTCGGTGGTCGAAGTGCTGGCGGTGCCAAGCCTCTCGTCATGTTGTGCGCAGCGACGCTTGCCCCAAACGTGTTACAAAATCGACAAAATGTGTACGGATTCCAATACGATCAGTCGAAGATGTGCATCTTCGCCAGTTGCCGCCGCGCCATAGCCTCGACCCGTGCCTTGCTCCCCGGCTGCGACGGCAGCTTGTCCGGTGGCGTCATGAATACTTCGATGTCTTCTGCGAGCGAAGCCGCCCGGTGCTCAACCTCACGCACCGTATCGAGCACAAGCGTGTGATCGCCAGATTTGGCACGCTCGCAGAGTTCGCCCTGCCCACCTTTGCGTGGATCGTAAAGCAGTTCGATTGTCCATGTGATGCGGGCACCGACGCGAGCGAGTTGCGTCAACCACTTCCGCAGCTGCGGCGAGAGACGTTCAGGCATACGACGCTTTTTGCCCTTCGCCGGTGGCAATTCGTCGTCGCTCAGTAGAGACCGCTGTACCTCGCCCATGCAGCGAGTCTGCCAAC